GTAACTCCTATGCGCCGGGGCTTATTTTTTCTCTGACCCCCCTCCCCCCTCTTAATCTGACACGTCCAGCCAGCGTGCATACCCCCCGCCCCTTATTTTTTTGGAGTCCCTTGCATTTGTTTTACCCCCCATATATATTTTCAACAACTTAGCCGGAAAACCTGCTATGCAGCCACCACTATCGTTTTTACTCGCCAATGAGGACGGCATAATTCCGCCTCTGGAGCAGATCCCACTGGGCGACAGCCCCAAGCTGTCGGACCGAGAAGATATTTTTGCGTGCGCACAAACCGCGAAGATGCTTCAGGACATGGGGGACGCGATCGAAGTCACCGAAGACGACGAAGGTCGTGCTCAAGAATTATTTGAATCCGCCCGCCCTCCGACAAAATACGAACGCCAGCTGCCCGGTGTGATGCTGAAACTTGAGGCGCTGCTGACTCAGTACGACCACATGGTGATTGAGGATGCACAGCAGGTGCGGAACTACGTCACCAACAGGTTGCTTGAGGAGTCAAACGACCCCGATCCGAAAATACGGATGCGAGCCCTCGAAAATCTGGGCAAGATTTCTGACGTGGGCCTCTTTACCGAGCGTAAGGAGATCACCATCCATGACAAATCCACGGAAGAACTTACAGATTTACTGCGCAGCAAGCTGACGCGGTTGATTGACGGGGATGCGGAGGAGATTGCGGACGGCGAAGTGGTGCACCGCAGCGTGCTGGAGCATGCCAAATCGGTGACAGCGGACGATATTCTGAGCGAACTGTGAACGCACAAGCGGATTTCACAAAAGAGGAGCTGCAAACCCTCCTCGATAACCTCCACAAAATGCCAGCGGGAGAGCAGGCCCACCTGCTAAGCGTTGTTGAGGAGCTGGAAACCCGTAAAAAGTCCGAAAAAGCGCGATTAAATCTGCTCGATTTTGCCAAATTGATGATGCCTGAATACAAAATAGGCAGACACCACAAAAAATTGGCGCATTTGCTTGAGGATATGGCCCACGGCAGAAAAGATCGCGTCACAGTCAGCATCGCGCCGCGTATGGGTAAGTCCCAGCTGACCTCAATTTTCTTTCCGGCGTGGTTTATCGGGAATTGGCCCAACAAAAAGATCATGATGGTGTCGCACACCGCAGATTTGGCGGTGGACTTCGGTCGTAAGGTGCGAAACCTCGTTAATTCCGAGGAGTACAAGCGCATTTTCCCCGATGTCAGCTTGGCCGCGGACTCAAAGTCGGCGGGTCGGTGGGATACCAATAAGGGCGGGACGTATTTCGCGATCGGTATCGGTGGTGCGATCGCAGGGCGTGGTGCGGACCTGCTGGTGATCGACGATCCTCACAACGAACAGGACATTTTGAACGGGAACTTCGAGGTTTTCGAGAAGGCGTACGAGTGGTATGCCTACGGTGCTCGGACTCGTTTGATGCCCGGCGGTGCGGTGGCGGTTGTAGCTACGCGATGGGCGGAGCAGGACCTGATTGGCAAGCTCCAGACGGATATGATTCGTAACCCCGAGTCAGACCAGTGGGATGTGGTGGAGTTCCCGGCGTTATTCGAGCGGCCCGACGCCCCAGCGTCAGCTCCAGAGGCAGATAAGTACACGGCGTTGTGGCCGGAGCAGTGGCCGGTCGAGGCGCTCCTCAAAACAAAGGCGTCCATGCCGGGGTTCCAGTGGGCGGCGCAGTATCTCCAGCAGCCGACCTCTCGTGACGCAGCGATAATTAAGCGGGAGTGGTGGCAAGAATGGGAAAAGGACAACCCACCCCAGTGCGAGTACATCATCATGTCACTCGACGCCGCAGCCGAAAAAAACAACCGTGCGGACTATACGGCGCTTACAACGTGGGGGGTGTTCTACATGGACTCGCCTGAAACAGGCCGTAGCGAAGCGCAGATTATTCTGCTCAACTCAATCAAAGAACGCCTAGAGTTCCCCGAGCTGAAACGCCTCGCGTATGAGGAGTACAACGACTGGCAGCCAGATTGGTTCGTGGTGGAAAAAAAATCAGCGGGGACTGCTCTGTATCAGGAGATGCGCAGAGCAGGCGTACCCGTGCAAGAGATTACGCCAACGAGAGCCAGCGGCGATAAAGTGGCGCGTTTGAACGCTGTTTCTGATATTTTTGCGTCTGGTATGGTGTGGTACCCCGCCGGACGACGTTGGGCGGAAGAAGTTGTAGACGAAGTTTGTGGCTTCCCAGCCATGCCGCATGACGACTTGGTGGACTCGACGATTTATGCGCTGATGCGCTTTCGGGATGGAGGCTTCATTCGCCTCCCTACTGATTCGTGGGACGATGACGATTATCAGCCGGTACGCGCAGCGTACTATTAGGATGAAATATGGCAGTTGAAAAAGCGATGTATGGCGCCCCGATGGGACTCGACGACGAAATGGAAGACGTAGAGCCCGTAGAAGTCGAGATTGCGGTCGAGGACCCGGAGAGTGTTGAGTTTGGCATCAACGGCGAGACATTGTTCCGCATCGAGGCCGGGGACGAGGGGGATGAGATCCCGCATACCGCCAACCTCGCGGAGTTTATCGACGAGAATCAGTTGAACATCATCGCGGATGATTTGTTGGAGGCGTACAGCACCGACATTGATTCGCGTGCTGAGTGGGAGCAGACATACTACGACGGGCTTGAGCTGTTGGGCCTGAAGATCGAGGACCGCTCCGAGCCTTGGGAAGGCGCGTTCGGTGTGTACCACCCGCTGCTCGCGGAGGCTGTGGTCAAGTTCCAGTCCGAGACAATCGTCGAGACATTCCCAGCGCAGGGTCCTGTGAAGACAAAAATTCTGGGGGCCATGAGCCACGAGAAAGAAGAAGCCGCTACGCGTGTTCGTGAAGATATGAACTACATGCTGACTGACGGCATGCCGGACTACCGCTCGGAGCACGAGCGCGCGTTGTGGAACCTGCCTATCGCGGGTTCAGCGTTCAAAAAGATTCTGTACGACATGTCAACCGACCGTCCGACCGCACAGTTTATTCCGGCGGAAGACTTTGTCGTGAGCTTCGGTGCGTCAAGTTTGGAGACTGCGCAGCGTTACACACATCGCATGAAGCGCACAAAAAATGAGCTGCGCAAAATGCAGGTCAGTGGGTTCTACCGCGACATCGAGCTGGGCGATACCGTTGTTGACGAGGACGACGTCCAGCGTCGCAAGAATGAGCTGGGTGGTTACGACGCAGCGCGCGACGACCGCTACACCGTGCTTGAGATTCACTGCGAGCTCGACATTCCGGGTTTCGAAGACTTGGATAAAGAAGGTAATCCGACGGGCATCGAGCTGCCGTACGTCGTGACTATTCTCAAGGACAGCGGCGAGATCCTGAGCGTCTACCGTAACTGGGAAGAGATGGACGACAAGAAGCGCAAGGTGATTCACTTTGCGGATTACACGTACATCCCCGGCTTTGGGTTCTATGGTCTGGGTCTGATTCACCTGATCGGTGGCTTCGCCAAGGGCGCAACAAGCATCATGCGTCAGCTTGTGGACGCAGGCACGCTCAGTAATTTGCCGGGCGGCTTCCGTACTCGTGGGCTTCGCATCCGTGGGGGCGACACTCCGATTTCTCCGGGTGAGTTCCGTGATGTCGATGTCCCGACAGGCACAATCCGCGACAACATCATGCCGCTGCCCTACAAGGAGCCGTCGGCGGTATTGGCAAGTCTCCTCGACAAGATTGTCAACGAAGCACGTCGCTTCGCGTCAATGGCGGATCTTCAGGTTGGCGACATGCAGCCAAACGCGCCAGTTGGATCGACACTGGCGATTCTTGAGCGTCAGCTGAAGACCATGACTGCGGTGCAGGCTCGCGTGCACGCGGCGATGAAGAAAGAGTTCAAGATCCTCAAGCGCCTCATGGCGGACATGGCCCCGGCTGAGTACGAGTACGACGCACAGGGCGATGAAGAGTTTATGGCGCGCAAGCGGGACTACTCATTGGTTGAGATTATCCCGGTAAGTGATCCGAACAGTTCGACAATGTCACAGCGCATCGCGCAGTACCAAGCGGCGTTCCAGCTGGCTCAAGGTGCTCCGCAGCTGTACGACCAGAAGTTGTTGCACCGTCGCATGATCGAGACGTTGGGCATCAAGGACGCAGACATGCTCGTGCCGAACGATGACGACATCAAGCCGATGGACCCGATGACCGAGAACATGAATCTGTTGTTGGGTAAACCGGTCAAGGCGTTCGCGTACCAAGATCACGAGGCGCACATTCAGGCGCACATGGCGTTTGGTCAGGACCCAGAGATTTCGAAGATGTTGGACATGCAGGGCGACGCGGCCAAGATGAAGCTCGCTGCTGGCATGGAGCACATTAACGAGCACCTTGCGTTCCTGTACCGCGCCAAGATCGAGCAGGAGTTGGGCGTACCGCTCCCCGCACTCGACGGCGAAGACGATGAAAAACGTCTCACCGAAGACCAAGAACTTGCCATTTCGCGTTTGGTTGCAGAAGCAGCTCCGCGTGTTACAGGCAAAGCACAGCAGAAGGCGCAGGCCGAGCAGGCACAGCAGCAGGCTCAGGACCCTGTCATCCAGATGCAGCAGAGAGAACTTCAGCTCCAAGAAGGGGAGCTGCAACGCAAGATCCAGAAGGATCAGATGGACTACGACATCAAGCTCAAAAACTTGGCGTTGGAGGCCGAACGCGCCATGTCGCAAGAGAAGCAG